TGGTGTTTCCAACTCTACGATTTTTTGGAAAAAGGGGGATAAGAGTTTGGAAAGTTCAAAAAACAGAAAAACGAAAATCACAAAAATGTTTAATAAAACCATTGAAAATATGAGGATTCTCGGAACTTACAAGCTTGAATTTGAGGCCCCTGTGAGAAGGTACGCCGAGCTGAGGATACAGTATGATATTTTAACAGAAAAATGGTATGAGGAAGGATGTAAGATTACCGAAGAATATACGAATAAATTTGGGGCAAAAAATAATCGAAAGACGGCGTTATATCTTGCGATGGAAACAATGAGGAAAGAACTTATTGAAATGGAGAATCTTTTTGGGCTCACACCAAAGGGATTGAAAGTGATTAAAACCAAGGGGCTTGAGAGTAAAACAGAAAGCGCCTTAGATAGGGCTTTGAAGAATATAGGTGGATAAGTATAAAAATTGGGATGTGGTATTTGAGTATGTTCATGGAGTTCTTTCCAGGAAAATTATAGCCAACAAATATCGAATTAAAGCCTGTGAACGTTTTCTTCGAGATTTAGATAATGAAAAATATGACTTCAATCCTTCAGATGCAGAATTTGTTATAAATATCATTGAAAATACGATATGTCACCAACAGGGCGAGAAATTAGACGGGACACCATTGCGCGGTACACCGTTTTTTTTAACGCCTTTTCACAAATTTATTATATATAATCTTTTGGGATTTAAACACAAGGGGACAAAAATTAATAGATACCACGAAGCTTTGATCCATATTCCTCGAAAAAACGTAAAGACGAGTTTTGCTGGAGCTCTAGCTTATGCTCTTGGATTATTATACCGAATGTCTGGGACAAAGATCTACATTATAGCAGCGGCGTTAAAGCAAAGCTTAGAAACATTTGATTTTGTTAAATATAATATCCGGAATATGGGCGAAGAAGATGAGGGCGGTGGGCATTTTCACATTATAGATAACAATAATGAGCATTCGATCAGCGCCGAAATAGGGGGAGGCTATATGGAATTGACTGCATTGGCCAGCAACCCGGATGCACAGGATTCTTTTAATTGCAATATTGCTATTGCTGATGAATGCCACGCCTTCAAAAAACCAAAACAATACAACCTCTTCAAAGAAGCGATGAAAGCTTACACCAATAAGTTGATGATAGGGATTTCTACGGCGGGGGATGATCCAGTCGGATTTTGGGCCAATAGGGTTGCCTATGGGAAAAAGGTATTGGATGGGCGCGTCGAAGATGAACAGCTCTTTGTTTTCATCTGTGAAGCGGACCCGATTAAGGGAGAGAATGGAAAAGAATATATAGACTATACTAATCCGATAACACACCAGATGGCAAATCCGGCCTATGGATATTCTATCCGGCCAGAAGATATTTTGAGTGACGCCATACAAGCCCAGAATGACCCACAGCAGAGAAAGGATTTCTTCGCAAAATCGTTAAACGTATTCACTTCAGCGGTTGGGACATATTTTGACATGTCCGAAGTGAAGGCGTCGGATGAAAAATATGACTGGACGATTGAAGAATTGGCAAAGCTCCCAGTTACCTGGTATGGCGGCGCTGACTTGTCAAAAATGTATGACCTCACAGGTGCCGATATCCATGGAAGATATAAGGATGTAGATATAACCATCAGTCATGCCTTTATGCCTGTTTCTCAGGCATACATCAAGGCGGATGAAGATGAAATCCCTTTCTTTTGGTGGAAAGATGAAGGATGGCTTACACTTTGTGATTCGGAAGTTATTAGATATGATGATGTAGTGCAGTGGTTTGTGGCGATGAAAAAAATGGGATTTAAGATCAAATGGGTTGGATATGACAGGCGATATGCTAGAGAATTTAACCTAAAAATGAAAAAAGCAGGTTTCAGGATGCGAGATCAACTTCAAAGATATGTTGAAAAGACAGAGGCGTTCAGGGAGATTGAAAGACAGATCAAACTTGGACGCTATTATTATGTACACAATAAAGCTTTTGAGTATTGCATTGGAAATGTTAAAGCCGTTGAGGATTCGGACGATTTTGTCCGCTTTGAAAAGGTAATGCCAAGTCTTAGGATAGACCTTTTTGATGCAGATGTAATAGCCACAAAACAAATGTTGATTGATATAGAAAAATCTCAAAAGGCCAGTCAGTGGGTATAGGAGGAACTATGAGTAAGAATAAGAAAAAAACGAGGGCAGAGCCTAAAAAAAGTAATACATTTCTGTGCAATATGAGCAATTATGAAATTCTTTGCGGAAATGGATATGTAAAGCTATCGGAAAATCCGGAAATTATGTCAGCAGTAAATAAAATTGCAGATTTGATATCAGACATGACTATCCATCTGATGTGTAATACAGAAAATGGAGATGTACGGATAAAAAATGAATTATCCAGAAAAATCGACATCAGTCCGAGCAGGTATATGACGAGAAAAACATTTATGGCGGCTGTCGTCCGAATATTGCTTCTGGAAGGTCAGGGGAATGCAGTAATTATCCCAAAGACTAAAAACGGATTGATTGATGATCTGGTACTCATCCCTCCATATCAGGTGTCTTTTATTCAGGACGGATATGGATACAGGATTTTGTGCAATGGATTGGAAATGGAGCCAGAAGAGGTTATTCACGTGGTACTGAATCCCGACCCTGTTTTTCCATGGAAAGGGGTCGGATATAGAGCAACTTTAAAAGAAGTTGCAAAGACATTAAAACAGGCCGGAGAGACTAAAGACGGATTTATGAAGTCAAAATGGCAGCCATCGGTGATTGTTAAAGTTGATGGACTGACGGATGAATTTGCGAGCAAAGAGGGAAGGCATGAGTTGTTGTCGCAGTACATAGAGACATCGGAAGCTGGAGAACCATGGATGATTCCGGCGGATCAGTTTGATGTTATACAGGTAAAACCCTTATCATTAACTGATATTGCTCTTCCTGAATCTGTGAGATTGGACAAAAGAACAGTGGCAGCCATATTGGATGTGCCGCCGTTTTTGGTTGGTGAAGGAGATTACAACGAAGAAGAATGGAATAATTTTGTCAACACAAGAATTCGGTCTATTTGTACAGCGATAATGCAGGAATACACAAGAAAGCTCTTGATCAGTCCGGAATGGTATTTTAAATTCAGTATTCATTCGATCTATTCATACGATATCGAAAAATTAAGCCGGGTTGGAGACGACAACTATACCAGAGGAATCATGACTGGAAATGAAGTGAGAGACTGGTTGGGATTATCGCCGAGAGATGGGCTGGACGAACTGGTTATTTTGGAAAATTATATACCTCAGGGAATGATAGGCGACCAAAAGAAATTACTTCAGGGAGGTGATGGAAATGAATGAAAATAATCGAACATCTTATCAGGTACGAAGTTCGACCCGGAAATTTGAAACCCGGGAAGCGGATGGGAAACTATATATATCAGGATATTTCGCGGTATTTGGCTCGGAATATGAAATCTTTCAGGGGGCCAGTGAAAGAGTAGACCCGGGAGCTTTTGAGGAAACTCTGTCAGGTGACATAAGATGCTTGATAGACCATGAGACAAGACTGGTCTTAGGAAGGACGAAATCTGGGACATTAACCTTAAAAGTTGACAGCCGGGGACTATGGGGCGAAGTAGAAATAAATCCAAATGACCAGGATGCAATGAATCTATATGAACGTGTCAAACGCGGAGATGTTGACCAGTGCAGTTTTGGGTTTGAGATTTTGGATGAAGAGTTTGAGGACCTCGGAGATAGAGTACGATGGACCATTAAAAAGGTCAAATTATACGAAGTGTCCGTAGTCACATTTCCGGCTTATGAAGAAACTGGCGTAACAGCAAGAAAAAAGCAGCTGACAGAAATGAGAAAAAAAAGCAATGAACTGTGGAAACATAGAATGCTTAGAAAGTTGAAAGGAGAATATTGATGGCATTACGAGCGCTTATATTGAGAAACAAATTGGATATTAAAAAGAGAGAGCTGGAAGCCTTAAGAGCTAAGGATTCTGAAATTCAGAGAAGAGAGACGGAGCTTGGGCAGACAATCGAAGAAATGACGGATGAGACATCCGAAGAGGACCGAAAAACGGTAGAAGATGAGGTAGAGGATTTTGAATCTGAGAAAAAGGAACACGAACAGAAAAAAAACGATTTGGAAGACGAAATACGAAAGATAGAAGAGGATATCCAAAAGGAAGAAAAAAACCAAGAAAGGGCCGCTGGAAACAATGCTGAAAGAACAGGAGGAGAGAATATAACGATGAATACAAGAAGTAATTTTTTTGGAGTAGGATTACAGGAAAGAAATGCAATGTTTGCCCAGGAAGAGGTTAAAGAATTTATTGAGAGGATGCGGACCTGCATCAAGGAAAAGCGAGCCATTACAAATGTGGGACTCTTAATCCCGGAAGTGTTTTTGCCTCTGATCAAACAAAAAACAGAGGAAACATCAAAGCTTATGAAATATGTTACTGTTCAGACGCTTACGGGACAGGCCAGACAGAACATTATGGGCGAAATTCCGGAGGCTTATTGGGATGAAATGTGTGCTGCCATCAAAGAAGTTGACCTTGCATTTTATAACATGGAAATGGATGGATATAAAGTCTCGGGATATTTTGCGGTGTGCAATGCTACTTACGAAGACAGCGATGTTGATTTGGCAGCAGAATTTATTGAAGCGTTAGGCAAAGCAATTGGCAAGGCGATTGACAAAGCTATCATTTATGGAAAAAACGTGAAAATGCCAATGGGCATTGTTACATCACTGATGTTAAAGCAGGCCCCGGAGGGATATCCGTATACGGCCAGAGCGTGGGAAGATTTGAGTACAACTCATATCATCAGTGGCACAAGTGCCGATTCGACCGGAATGAAGTTGTTCCAGGACATTGTTAAAGCTTCAGGTGTAATTGATAATGATTATGATACTGGAAATATCGTATGGCTTATGAACAAGAAAACCCGGACGAAACTGATTACAGAAAGCATGAATGTAAATTCAGCTGCAACCATTGTAGCCGGGATGTCAAATTCCATGCCGGTTATCGGGGGAGATATTGTTGAGTTTAAATATATCCCAGATGATACGATTATTTTTGGATATTTTAAAAATTATATTCTGGTTGAACGGGCCGGAACAAAAATCAGTCAGTCAGACCATGTTCGGTTTTTGGAAGACCAGACGGTATTCAGGGGAACGGCAAGGTATGACGGTGACCTCGCTATAAGAGAAGCGTTTGCCGTTTACGGGATTGGAAAAGCGCCGAATACCACATCACCATTATTTGCCGGTGAAAAACCGGCAGATTCTGAACAGGGAGGGGAATAGAAACAGATATTTTCGTTGCTATACGCACAGGGAGGGGATTGCCTTGAATGAAGAAACCAGGATTAATATTTTAAAGAGGGACCTTCAAATGCTGACAAATGCCAACGATGAATACTTAAGACATTTGCTGGAACTGGCAGATGGATTAATGCAGCGTGAAGGAATCCGCGATACGGAATCCATAGAATATGAAGCGGCGCAGATACAATACGCCGCTTACCTATTTCGAAAAAGGGCTGGCTCCGAAACAGCAATGCCGAGATATTTGCGTTATGAGCTGAATAACTTACTTTTCTCACAGAAAGCAGGTGGAAAATGACATTTGATGATGGCATTTTAAAAATTTATAGCACAGAAAATATATCTGAGCCAGGGATGAAACCGGTGACTGGACTGAAGTACCGCTCCAGTCACCCTTTTGGATATGAGACTGTAGGCATAAACAGATATTATACGGCAATGCAGGCTGACAAGCAGATTTCGGAGCTGGTACATATATGGCAGGACCGAGACATAACCTCAAAAGATATATGCGTAATGGAAGACGGGTTCAAATACAAATGTCAATTTGTCCAGCACATGGAAAATGAGGATGGATTGAGGATTACCAAGATTACACTGGAAAGGTCGAACGAAGAGTATGTCATTAGAGAAGATTTATAAAATACCTGAGATTCTAATGAAAGTATCTGACAATGTAAGTCATTATGAGGCCATGAACAAAACTGATAAATATATTGTCTGGGCCGAAGATTCAGAATCAAGTTCATTAAATACAGATAATAAAAAAGAAATTCAGGCAATCCAAGGCACAATCGATCATTTTACAAAAAAAGATAATGATACTGTAGTGAATGAAATTCAGGAAGCTTTAAAGGCAGAAAAAGTATCGTTTTATTTAAATTCTGTGCAATATGAAGAAGAGACCGGATACATCCATTATGAATGGGTGTGGGAGGTGAGCTGATGGCAAAGATATCAGTAAAGGGATTGGATGAGTACGCCGAAAGGCTGAGCATCCTGTTTAAGGATAGCCAGGATGTTACCCGAAAAGCTGTATACAGCGGAGCGGAAATTGTGGCAGATACCATAAAAGATGGGCTAAAGTCGTTACCGATCCAAGAAGGGGAGAACGGCCTGCCGCCTTATGTGGGCGGAGGGGAAAAGTTGATTGGTGTTTCGAGAAAACAGAAACAGGATTTAATTGACGCTTTTGGGCTGGCGCCAATGGAAGATGCGGACGGCTACATTCAGACAAAAGCGGGCGTAGACGGATATGGTTCAGTGAGAACGAAAAAATACCCAAAAGGTTTACCGAATGCTCTTTTGATGCGCTCGATAGAATCCGGTTCATCATTTCGAAAGAAAAATCCGGTGTTCAGGAAAGCTGTTAATCAGAGTAGAAAAAAGGCCATTGATAAAATGGGAGAAACTATTGACGAAGAGGTTAAAAAAGTAATGGAGGGATAGTATGGCAAAAACAGGGTTATCGATTCCGATATGCGCTGCATATAAGAACCTCGGGAGTGGACGAGTATCGTATACCGAACCTTATGTTGCAGACAGTGCGGTTGAATACAGCGTAGATATTGAAGCCAATGAAGATAACAATCTCTATGCAGACAATAAGGTTAAAGAAACGGCAGGAGGAAGCTTTTCAAGCGGAACACTTTCGCTGACCACATCCGACATAGAAGCTGAACTTGCGATAAAAATGTTCGGGTTAAAAACCGTGAAACGGACGGTTGATGGCAAAGAGATTGATGAGGTTGTTAATGATGATGAGGCTAAACCGCCGGAACTTGGTTTTGGGATTATTGAGGAACATCAGGTGGATGGCGTCCGATTGTATAAGCCAATTGTATTGACGAGAGTCCGTTTCAAAAATCCAGGATTGGCAGCGACGACAAGGGAAAACGAGATTGATTGGCAGACGCAGCAGGTTGAAGCGACAATACTCAGATCGGAACAGGCCGATGATAAATACAAATATCCATGGCAGTTTTCGCCAAAGGATTGGTACACAAATGAAGAGGATGCCAGGAAATACATAATGTCTGTGCTGAATAGTGATAGCACTACATCTGGAGGCGAAAATTAAATGGGAAAAATAAATTATATAGAGATTGCGGGAAAAGAATATCCGATGTCGTTTTCGATGATGGCCGCAAAGAAAATTGCAGAAAAACATGGAAGCCTCGAAAAGGCTTTAAACGAGGTGCAAGGTGAAACAACAACAAAAGGCATCGATACACTGACAGATATCATAGAGTTGCTCATAGCACAAGGATGTGCATACAAAAACTATTTTGAAAAAGATATTCCGGCGCCGGAGAATGCGCCGGTTATTGATGGAAAGTGGGAGCCGATGCCAAGGGAAGTATTAGACATTGCGCTTACGATTGCCGATTTGCCCGAACTGACAGAAAAGCTGTATGAATGTATCGGTGTTGGAAAACAAAAAGAAATTGAGGCAAGTGAGGTTGAAGGGAGAAAAAACGCAGACGCCACGCCGGAGTAAATACTCTTGCGTGGTATGATCTCTGGGGGAAAACACTTGGCTATACTGTTTTGGAATATTCGTGTATGCCGATAGGCTTCCTGTCAGACCTGATTGACTTGTACTTGGCCAGAGAAGGTGCTGTCGAAGTGCGAAATGCAGGAAAGGTGTTGGATGGTGGAATTCCAACAGAATTGAGGTGATTCGATGGGATATGATATCGGGCCTAAAATAGGCATACAGGGTGAAAAAGAGTTTAGAAATCAAATTAATCAGATTAATAATAGTCTGAAAGAGTATGGGTCTGAGATGAATGCTTTAACGGCAAAATTCTCGGATAATGCCAAGAGCCAGGAAGCCTTAGTCGCAAAGACAAAAGTCTTGGAAAAACAATATGAAGCTCAGAAAAAGAAGTCAGAGGTTCTTCAGGCTCAATACGATAAAGAGATTGGAAAACTGGAAGAATTGTCAAAGTCCTATCAAAAGACTGTAGCGGAGAATGGAAAAAGTTCCGATGAAGCCGCAAAAGCTAAAGTTGCGTTCGACAAACAGGCTGAAAGTGTATCCAAACTGAAAGTGGCGATGAATGAAACTGAAGGATTCATGAATAAGCTGGAAAACACGATAAAGAGCAATGAAAAAGCGCTGGACGAAATGGAAGATGGGACGCGGGATGCGGCAACCGGCCTGGAAAAACTTTCGGATTCTGCCGATGAGACTGGAGATAGCTTAGAAGGTCTTGAGAAAAAGATTGATAAAGACCTTCTCAAAGGAGCAGCAGACACCTTTAGCAATCTGGCGGATTCTGTCATGGATGTAGCAGAGAATTCTAAAGAATTCATGAAGATTTCCGGACAGCTCGAGGCGTCATCTCAGAAGCTGGGATATACAAACGAAGAAACTCAGGAGACGTTCAAACAATTATATGGAGTTTTGGGCGACGATCAGACAGCGGCGACGACTACGGCAAACCTACAGGCATTGGGGCTGTCTCAGTCCGAATTAAAGATGATGACAGAGGGAGTCATTGGTGCGTGGGCACAGTACGGAGACTCAATCCCGATTGATGGGCTAGCCGAGGCAGTTAATGAGACGGTCAAAGCTGGGCAGGTGACTGGAACCTTTGCGGATGTGCTAAATTGGGCAGGTACTTCGGAGGACGACTTCAACGAAAGGCTAGCAGCCTGTGGAAGTGAATCCGAGCGTACAAATCTGGTTATGCAGGAATTGGCTAATCAGGGATTGATGGACAGTGCAGCAGGATTCAGGGAGAGTAATAAAGCACTTATTGAAAACAATGAAGCCAATCTGAGTATGAAACAATCCTTGGAGAAACTTGGGGAGAAGGCACTGCCTATAATGACAGAAATTACGGAAGCAATATCTGGTGCTATAGATATATTTAACAATTTGCCAGGACCGGTACAAGACGGCGCTATGATCCTGTTTGGATTATTTACGGTTGCAGGAAAAATAGCACCCGTATTTGCGGCTATCAGCGGCGTATTAACGGCAACTGGGATTGCGGGTGGCACAGCAGCAGCAGGCACAGCGGCAGCAGGGACGGCTTCAGCAGGTGCGGCAGTGGGGGTTGGTGCCTTATCAGCATCTCTGCTCCCGATTGCTGGAATTGTACTGGCTATAGTTGCGGTTATTGCGGCGGTGATATTGGTCATCAAAAATTGGGGAAAAATCATGGAGTGGGCAAAGAATACATTCGGCCCAACCATTGAAGGAATTAAAGGATTTTTCGGAGGACTCGGAGACAAAGTGGAAGAGACAAAGGGAAAATTCGAATCGATGAAAGAGAAGGCTTCGGAAAGTTTTCACAATATGTCTGAATCAGCTAAAACGAAAATGAGCGAAGTAGGAAAAAACATATCAAACAAGATTTCGGATATAGCGGGGGAAATTAAAGGGACAAAGTTGGAATTTCCTAAGATATCAATACCCAAAATTCCATTGCCGCATTTTAGTATTACTGGCGGATTCAGCCTATCACCTTTGAGAGTGCCAAAGCTTGATGTGAAGTGGCATAAAAAAGGCGTTATTTTATCAGGCGCGCAAATATTTGGAAGAACAGGGAATGTATTCCATGGTGGCGGGGAAGCTGGAAAAGAAGCGGTGCTTCCTTTATCGTCTTTTTATGACAATTTAGGAGCAAAATTTAAAGAAGCGTTTTTGGAACTTTTCAAGGATTATAGTAATACGGTCAATGTCCAGGTTGCAACCAACGTTAATGTTTATGTCGGTGATAAAGAATTTAAAAGTTATATCGTAAAAACGGCCACAGATGGAATCGGGAAAAATCAGCTGGAAAATATGAGAGCCAGGGGGAAGTGAAATGTATTTATATGACGTTCAATTTAATGGACAAACAGCGGAAAGTGTTGGAATGGAAGTCGTTTGTCGTCCAAATATACCATCACCCCAAATAAGATACTCAACGTATACTATCCCTGGGAGAGATGGAACGCTATACGGAGCCGATGGAACTATTGAAGATATTGATATCGATATCGAATTTAATTTTATTTCAAAACCGGAAAATTGGGCAAAGGCTTTGGCAAAAGCAAAAAAGTGGCTGCTTTCAGGACCGGGAAAATTGATTCTCGGGGACGATTCGGACTTTTTTTATGCAGTAAAAAAAGTAGAACTTGGAAATGCAGAAAGACCTTGCCATGAAATCGGGAAATTTACAGCAACATTTACTTGCGAGGGGTATCGATATTACCGTGCTGGAGAATATGAATATAAAGCTGTTGAACATAATCCGGGGACAACATCACATCCGTTATATATTATCCGCGGGAATGGGGATTGCATATTGACCGTTAACGAGAAAAAAATAAATATAAAAGTGCAGGACAATATAATCATAGATACAGATTTGATGCTGGCGTACAGAGAGGGAGGCATATTGGCAAATACCTCGATATCTGGGTGGTATGAGGACGCATATCTAAAGCCCGGGAAAAACACGGTATCAATTTCCGATGGATTTGAACTAAAAATAAGACCGAGGTGGAGATGCCTATGATACAGATTTACAAGCCGGAGAATGTGAAATACGACAATAACGGAGATATGACGCTATTTCCGGAAAGTGCAAAGATACATATTATTTTGAATGGTTCTTGGACAGCAACACTGATCCATCCGATCGACCCGGAGAGACGCTGGCAATATATTCAGGATCAGGCTGTAGTAAAAATGCCGTCTTTTAACGGAGATCAGCTTTTTCGGATCAGATCAAAGACCAAAACGGATACAGAAATAGAAGCGGAACTCGAACCGATATTTATGGATGCCAGAGACGATTGTTTCTTAATGGATGTCCGGCCGACAGAAAAGACCGGCCAGCAGGCATTGGACATCATGACAGCGGTAAGCCCAAAGTATAAGGGAAGCTCAAATATTTCAAAGATCAGCACGGCGTATTATGTGACAAAAAATCTTATTGAAGCTATCAACGGTGAAGATGATAATTCTTTCATCAAGCGTTGGGGCGGTGAGATCATATTTGACAATTTCAAGGTCATTATCAACCAGAAAACAGGGAGAGATAATGGCCTTGAGCTGTTATATGGAAAAAATATCAAACAGGACGGCGTTTCTGAGGATGTTGATTTTTCCGATGTGGTGACGCGGATCGTGCCAAAGTCCTATAACGGCTATATGATGTCTGGGCCTACGCCTTGGGTAGACTCACCAGTAATCAACAGTTATCCGACAGTCAAGACTCGAACGATGACGTTTGACGACGTTAAGATGCGCGCCGACGCCCAGGATGGCGATGGAGAGAATGGGGTGGCGATATGCGACACCCAGGAGCAGTTGAACGAAGCACTGAAAAAGAAGTGCAATGACCAATTTGAATCCGGGCTGGACAAGCCCAAAGTCACCTTGGCTATTGACATGGTTATGCTCCAGAATACAGATGCCTATAAAGACTTTGAAGATTTGGAAAGCGTAGCCCTGGGCGATACAATCCATTGTCGACATAGTAAGCTGGATATCTCAACAGACGCAAGGGTCATCGAGTTGGAGTATGATGCCATACTGAAAAAAGTAGATCATGTTGTCCTGGGCGATTTTAAGTACAATTATTTTGACAATGTCACCGGCTTGATGGAGCGTATAGACTCAGCCATCCGTCCGGATGGGACGGTCATTGGTGAGCAGATTTATGGAATCATCAATGGCGTAAAAGCCATGATGCGTGCCCAGGCGACCGCGGCACAACCGGCAGCTGTCCGGGCAACGATATTCGAGGACTTAAATCCAAAATCGCCGACCTATGGCGCTCTGTGCCTGGGGACCATGGGTTTTCAGATTGCCTATGAACGGACAGCAGATGGCCGGGAGTGGGATTGGCGGACTTTTGGAACCGGTCGAGGATTTTTCGCCGACTTCATCGTAGCCGGAACAATGCTTGCTGACCGGATACGAGCGGGAAAATTACAATCACAGGATTTTGTCGAGGGGAAGAGCGGCTTCGAACTTGATCTGGATACCGGAATCATCACATTTTATGGTTCGGACGATTCTGGAGAAGCTTCCAAGCTGGTTTTTGACAATGGCGGTATTGCGATCACAAATCTTGCCACCGGAAGTACAGGGAAAGTCAGTATGAGATATCAAAAGGTCGGAGATGGTTACTATCCGATTATTAGCGGCACAGATGGCAGCACCGGATATAGTATGAACCAAAACGCTTTGGTCTATATGATCGGTACTGTGTTTAAGAGTTCCATTGGCGTATCCAAGGGAAAAGGATATGTAAATACAGATACGATGGAGGTCCGGGAAAAGGCAACCATTCGAGGTGATATTGAGATTGGAGGAAAGATGATATTGAGTGGCAATGAAACATTGAATGGAAGAGCCGAGTTTTCTGATGGATCTTACATGGAATTCAAAAACGGCGTCCTGGTAGGAGGTTACACTACCGAAGGCGGTGAGATAAGATGACATGGATAAGCCATTGGGGCAGTGATTATTACTCGGATGTTATGGACCGCTTTGGAATGGCCCAGTGCAATAACGCTAACCTGATTTATACATATCTTGCCGCACGCGGTTTTACGTCCCGAAATGCCATCATGGCTATGCTCGGAAACATGATGACTGAGTCTTACCTAAATCCAGGTCAGTGGCAGCATGGATATAGTCCATACGACGGGAACCAATATAATGGTATGGGCTTAGTTGGATGGACGCCATACTGGCGGATCATTGACTGGCTGACAAGCCATGGCTATGATTTGAGCAGCGCGGAATCCTATGGATATGGGATGCTGGACAAGTTGGTCGAAGAGTGCTTTGACACGAAAGAAGTTACATGGATAGCTACATCAAGCTACCCCATTTCTTTTGCCGAGTTTGCCACGGATACGGCTCATGACGTTGAGTGGCTGGCCAATGCATTTTTATATAATTATGAGCGGCCGGCGACGACGCCACAGCCAGCCAGGGCAGAACAGGCCAAGAAATGGTCAGAGATCCTTCCGGAGACACCGATGGGAACGTATGTACCAAGACTGTCCATTTACGAGCCGACGGACATGAGTGATGCCGGAAGCGAAGCCTACAAATATTATTTTAGTGAAAACCTGTATTATCGTTATGGATACGGTATAGCCAACTGCACAGCCTATGCGGCCGGCCGGTGGTATGAGATCACTGGCCAATATCCAGACTTTACGTCCGGTACGGGAAACGCAAATAAATGGTATGCGGACGCTATAGGCAAAGGTTATGAGGTTGGACAAACCCCAAGGCTTGGGGCTATCGCTTGTTTTGGCTATACACCGGGCGGACATGTATGTGTGGTAGAGCAGATCAACGATGATGGGAGCTTTGTCGTATCGAATTCGGCCTGGAATTCTGACGAAGAAATGAACATACCGCCATCAGGGATGTTCAACAGCTTCCCGTGTTTTTACCTGACGACTTACATGGGTACGCCAGGGAATCAATTTCAGGGATTTATATATCCGCCAAATATATATACGCCACCGGCGCCACCAAAAAAAGTGACGTTTGTCCGGTGGATTCCGGAATAGAAAGAAGGTGAGAAAGTGAACCAACAAATTGTAGAAGCATATGTGTTTCGGGATGATCTAAAGCGGACTGTCTATTATACACAGGGCACCGACGCTCTGCCGATGTTATTTTTGTTCAAAGACTATGAAATTCCAGAGGGGACAGTGGTAGGTGTTTTTGTGGAGAAGCCTTCGAAAAAAGGCGTCCAGTCCACATCGGCTACGTTGGACGTAGGCGAAAACTCTGTATTGGTCGATATGGACAAGCAGATGGTTGCCGAGATTGGGACAGCCTATATGCAGCTCCGATTGACAAAAGGGGGAAAGGAACTTTTTACCTTCGTCCAGCCAATCCGTGTGGAGCGGAGTGCAACACCCATCGATAGCGAGAACGGCATGACGTTTTTGGATGAAGTTATTGCAAAAATGGGGGAAGCCACAGAGGATATGAAAGCCACAGTTGAGGATGCACGTGAAGCGATAGCAGTCATGGAAGAGAAAGCCATAAATGGTGAATTTTCGGCCAGTATCACAGTCGGCAAAGTCATCAACGGAGAACCGGGAAACGTGGCCAAAGTCACCAATTCCGGGACAAAAAAGGATGCAGTCTTTGATTTTATCATCCCCACAGGGCCACAAGGGCCGAGCGGTGTTATGGCACCATCGGCCGGGATGTATTGTCTTCGGCTGGACCCAGCGACAGGCGACCTTTGGGTAGATTATCCGGACGGCACGGAGCCGCCAGCTTTTCGCTATGACAGTGAGACTGGGAATCTGTATTACGAGATAGAAAGGGAGGATGGGACCATGGCATCATTGCTTATTGGGAACGTAAGAAATCCGCTCATCAACAATGTGACGACAGCGACGCCGGGTCAGGGAGCCTTGGATGCCGCTGTTGGAAAGGATTTGAAGGACGAGATCGATGCGATTAAAGAAACATTGAAGAATGTTTTGGCTACGCAATAATTTGATGGGAGGAATAGGATATGGAAAATAATGCGATAGAAACCAAGACGGTTACCGATCTTGCTGAAAAAACGTCGCCAGCAGATACGGACCTTTTTATGGCCGGGGATGCAGGAACGGCGACTCTGAAAAAGGTTAAGTGGTCGAGTATGCTCGCGGCGATTAAAACAAAGATTGCGGAGTGGAATTTTGGTGTCTTGGAAACGATGGACAAAACCATTACGGGGGCCATCAATTCGCTCGTTACAGCAGTCAATGAAAAAGCTCAAACGAATCACGCTTCGACGGAATCAACATATGGGCTTGGTTCCGAGTCAAATTACGGCCATGTAAAAGTGATCAACGACCTTACACAGGAATCGCACTCCGATGGTACGGCGCTATCTGCGTATCAAGGGAAAATTCTAAAAGATAATCTGGATAAAAAAGTTGAAAATTCGAATATAAAGAATAATTTGACAACAACTGAACCAGGTAAAGTCCTTGACGCAAGGCAGGGAAAAGTGTTGAATGATAAGTTTTCAAATTATTTGCCAAAATCAGGAGGAACGATCACCGGAGCAGCAACAGTAAATGGGCTATTAACTTTGAAAGATCAAATTCGAATTGAATATAACAAAGCGATATCCTGGGCATCAAATGGACCGAGAATCTACTGCTCCGCCAGTCAGCAGATGTTTTTAATGGCAAGTAATGATGAAACTTACGCACTTCATCTTGGCGTGCACGATGGAGTATGGGCGCTGAATCCGGATGTGTCAGGGAATCTTACACTTGGTACAGGCAATCATAAATGGGGTGCTGTATATTCGACCACGGGAACAATACAGACATCTGATCGAAATCTGAAGAGAAATATTGAAGAGTTGAACGAAAAACATGTTGCATTTTTTGAATTGTTAAAACCGTGTTCATTCGAATTTGTTGATGGAACATCTGGAAGAAGACATATTGGATTCGTGTCCCAAGATGTAGAGGACGCAATGTCAGCTTGTGGATTGTCGGACTTGGATTTTGCTGGATTCTGTAAAGACCAAAAGACGGTTCCAGTAAAAAAAACAATGGAAGTCGAGGTCGTTAATCTTGAGACCGAAGAAGTTGAGATACAGACGATTGTTGTTGTAGAAGATGAACCGGTTGAAGGCGAGTATGTATATTCTCTGAGATATGATGAATTTGTCGCTCTTAACACGGCGATGATTCAGTATCTTATGAAAAGGATGGATAGGATTGAGAAAAAATTATCCATGGAACCTATTGATTGATCTGACAGTTTTTGATCTGGCTTAAGCAACAGGAAATTAGTAAGTTCAGGCGGATTGCAGAAAATATGACTGGGATATCAGCATGAAAAGAAATGAGGGAAAGAAAATATGAAAGTGATTGATGCTTATAATGCTATTGTTGGAGCAGCAGTAACCGTGCTGACGGCAATATTCGGAATCTATTGGTATATATTCGCGGCGTTTTTGATGTTTAACGTTTTTGACTGGCTCACTGGATGGTATAAGTCAAGAAAACTCAAAAAAGAAAGCAGCTCAGTAGGGTTGAAAGGGATTTTAAAGAAACTGGGATATTGGGTCATTATTGCGGTGGCATTCATCGTATCATATGTGTTTGTGCATATGGGAACGGATATTTTGAATGTGGACTTAAGTTTTTTGACAATGGTCGGATGGTTTACATTGGCCTGCCTGATGGTCAATGAAGTCCGTAGTATTTTGGAAAACTTAGTGGAATGTGGATGTAATGTGCCGGCCGTCCTGGTAAAGGGGTTGGCCGTAACTGAAAAGTTAATCAATAGTGATGAGGAGGAATAGTAATGGCAAAGATTTATCTGGTAGCAGGTCATGGCGGAAGTGATTCGGGCGCCTGTGCTCACGGAAGAAAAGAAAAAGACGATGTATTGAGACTGACGTTGGACGTCGGCGCTGCACTCAGCAAATTAGGGCACTCAATCCGGTATAATCGGACATCGGATGTAGATACGGACTATTATGGTTACATTAATGATTGCAACAATTTTGGCGCCGATATCTGCCTGTCCATTCACAGGAATTCTTTCAATGGAAGCGCGAGCGGATATGAATCTTGTATCTATGCCAACACTGGAAGAACGAAGATTTTGGCGGATGCTCTCAATGCTGGAATGGCTGCCATTGGATTTGAGAATCGCGGCAGCAAGATTCGTCCGGACCTTGCCATCTTAAATTCGACTTCCATGGATGCTTTGCTGGCTGAGGTGGGATTTATCGACAATCCGGCCGATAACGCTCTTTTTACGAATCGTTATAATGACATCGTAAAATGTATCGCAAACGGCATCTTAAAGGCCTTAGGCTTATCACAGAATGCCGGAAATACAACACCATCAAAGCCGGCCGAGCCGAACAAGACACCGGTTAAAAAAGACCTCGGACAGGTCAATTGTTATTATCAGGTATATACGGACCGGTGGTGGCCACGGGTTAAGAATTATGAAGACTGGGCCGGAGAAGGTGATGGTGTACCTATCCGGTATCTCGGCATTTGCGTGGACAAGGGCAGTATCCGGGCACGGGCACACACGCTGAAAAGTGGATGGTTGCCGGCAATCACATTTGGAAAATCCTATAACATCAATGATTTGGAGAACGGAGTCATTGGTGATGGAAGCCCAATTGATGCCATCGAATTATATTACATCACACCAGACGGATATGAATACAAGAAAGCTGTGTATTGCGTATCATCATTGGAGGGTGATGAATTTTACCCCGTGCAATATGATGACGAGGTGAGTGACACAATGGACGGTTACGCCGGCGCAATGAGTATCCCGGTGGATAAGTTTAAAGCCTGGATTGAATAATGTATTTTTGGCTCCCGGGATTCCGGGGGCCTTATTTTGCAAGGAAAATGAATGAAAGAATTTGACATGTTATATAGTAGAAAGTCGTGTTGCATTTCGTGTTGCATTGTGTTGCATAATTCCGTAAAAACGAGCATTCGAATAACATTTTTCGCAAAAACAAAACACCGACAAATCCAGTGTTTATCGGTGTTTGTTGGTTTTTCGGATGAAATTAAAAAATGCACCCGACGGGAATTGAACAGTTTCACAATTAGCTAAAAAGCCTTAATTTACAAGGGTTTCAAAAAGTTGTGTGATATATCGTGTTGCATGGATTCAAAATGACCGTTAATGCGCTGATTCATTTTAACTGTCTGCTCATCAATGACATTCCGGTAAACGGACTTCATAACACCGTCCGTTGACCAACCGCCACGGGCCATGATGTACTGATCGGGGATGCCGATGGCGTGCATGATGGAAGCGGAGTAATGTCTCAGATCATGAAACCGGAATTTGGGTATGTCGATACTTTTAAAAATTCTTTCAAATTGCATCGTGAGGGTATCTGGGGTGACCTTGATGATACGGCCATCAACGCCGGATATCTTCTCAATAACAAAATCCGGGAAATCAATGGTCCGGTAGCTGGAGTCGGTCTTTGGTTCTTTGGTGATCCATTTGCCGTCTTGGCTTCGTACCATGGATTTGTTGATGTCTATATAATTACCATGGATATCGTTCGATGTCAAAGCACAGATCTCGCCGCGGCGCATGGGACCAAAAGCCGCCAGGAGAACGGCAATCTCCAGTTCTGTGCCAGCAATATGCTCCAGGAGCTTTTTGACATCAGTATCGGATGGAACGTATAGATCCGCTTTTTTCTTTCTTGGCAGTTTTGCGCGAATTCGGATTTCTGGCGCAAACATATCGATGGCCGAAATAAGAAGGCCGTGAGCATTGCTGACGGTTTTGCTTGAAAGTCTTTTGGCGAGATTATTGATCCACTTCTGAACATCTTCATTTGTAATATCCCGGATAAAAATATTTTCAATCTCTTTGAAGTGATTATTCTTTATGACTGTATATCCTCGAATGGTACTGGGGGATAGAACATTTTCTTTGACTCTTATGTATTCCTCTATAGCCTCTGAGACCGTCAGATTTCCGCAGGAAATCCGTTTTTTATTGGCGGCGAACTCCGCAGCCATAAGAGCCGAAAGCTTCTTATTTGGGCTTGTAAAAGAGCGATAGTGGCGTTTGCCATTTTCGTCTGTATAGTCATATACTTGGGTTCGCCATTGGCCAGATGGAAGTTTCTTTGGTGTTGCCATTGTATCATCCTCCTTAAAAATTTGTACAAAAATAACACCTATACAGGTGCCGGAGGATTGTGGTATAATCAACTTGTTTAGGGATGATATACACAATGGCTCAAGCAGCCCGTATAGAAATCTATGTGAAGCCGTCTGGTGTTGGTAGCGCCGGGCGGTTTTCATTTGACAATGTTGTTTGTTTGACATATAATATACTTAACAAGACAACTGGAAAAGATGGATGCACCCCATCTGCTCCGGGAAAATAACTAAGTAACTATAGAGATAGTCGTCCTAACCATTACCAGTGAGCAGGACGGCTATTTTCTATGTGTAAAATTCAGAATTGCTACAAGTAAACTACATACTGTCAAAATAATCATAAATTCTTCGTAAGTACTCATAGACACCACCTCTTCCGTAAGACTCCGGAACAGATGGAAAGCTGTCCTTCCCAGTTGCCCAGGTAAATACATTATTTAGTTATTCCCCTGCGCAGGTAGCGCAGGGGATTTTTAGAATTATTGTAAGAGATAGTCAGCAGTCGTTTCTGTCGAAATAAAATCGGCATCTGACATGAATTCAAATTTAACTTTTGCTCCGGCAGAAATATTCTGGAAAGAAGAGTAGGCTGTCTGTAAAACAACGCCATCTGCATCAATCAAATTTATATGAAGATTTATGTATTGGAAGTTGCAGCCAGTAGTGTTTTCGACAACTGCCTGATATGTCTTCATGCCATAGTTATCTTCAGTTTGTTCAAAAACGATAGAATCAATCCAAGCATTGATAACCTCTTCCTCGTTTTCTTTTTCTGTAACTATTTTGGCATTTGTAAGCATTTCATTTAATACACTCTGATATTCTTCAGGGACAGTCAAACCATAATTTTTTACAAAATCATCAATGATTTGTGTGCGCTCGCCATATAAAGCTTCCCATTCCTGCGCATATTTAATATCATCTACTCCATAATAAGCAACAGTTTCAATTTGCGCCTTTAAATTATTAATATATTTGAGTAAAGTTTCTTGCAGTTTTGTATTTTCAAATTTTTCGTTCTGATATTTTTCTATAATATCCAGTTCAGCTTGAACGCCAGAATTTATTTCCTCCTTGTAATCATCAGCTGATAAGATTCCGTCAGATGCTTCTGTAATAGTCCATCTTGCTACTAAGGATTTCTGAAGATCTGCAATAAAATCTTCATCAGCAAAATATTCTTCTGTTTCTGTAGTCGCGGTAGTATTACCCGAAGTATTTCCGCATCCCGTAAATGGCAAACACAGACATGCTGCTAAAGCAAGAATAATCGTTCTTTTTTTCATAGTTTCATTTCCCCTTTTCATATAGTATTTTTAAATTACATCACTCTGAAAAGCAATGGCCTTTCCGAGAATATGTACATTATTTAGTTCATCTCCAGAAAATATTAAATCTTTATATTTTGGATTTTCGGCTTTTAAGATTAATAAGGATTTTTCTTGATAATAGTATAGTCGTTTTAATGTGGCATCACTGTCATTGTTTACAACTACAGCAGCAATTTCGCCATTATCTACAATATCTTGCTTTCTTATAAAAACTATATCGCCATCTGATATTCTAGCATTAATCATACTATCGCCCGATGCTCGTAAGCAAAAATCAGCTTGTATATCAGAACCGGCCAAAACATAGCTTTCACGGTCTTCATTTGCAAATTTCGGAACACCACAGGAAATCTCTCCGAGTAATGGAAATTTTTTTAATTCGATTGGAAAAACATTAGAGATTTTAGATAAATATTCTGTTTTTTCCCATCCCATAATATAGGCTGGAGATACATTGCCTAATTTTGCAGTGGCCTCAATTTTGTCAGATGGTATATTTGTAATGAGGTTATTTTCGTATTTATATAATGTTTGTTTAGATACATTAATTTTATCTGCAAATTCTACCTGATTTAATCCAAGACGTTCACGAACTTCCTTTATTCTTTCCCCTATCGTCATGCGTTCACATCCTTTCCTTGAGTAACTTAATGATAACACAAAAATGTTTTAAAATCAATAAAAAATATCTTGACAAGTTACAAAAATGTGATATTATTGAAGTAACTTAAAAAGTTACGAAAGGGGTGATAAAGTGATTAAAACAAATGAATTGAGAGGAATCATTTCGAAAAATGGTTTATCGCAATCAGATGTCGCAAAAATAATTGGAATTACACCAAAGACATTTTATGAAAAGATGAAGAACGGTGTATTTGGAAGCGATGAAATTGAAATTATGATTGATAAATTAAATATCGATGATCCTGTTGCAATTTTTTTTGCAAAAGAGTAACTTTAAAAGATACTTTTAGAATTAATTTCAATAATCGAATTAAAGTGACTTAACTATAAACAGGACTTTGAAAAACGAAGAAGGAGGTGGCGTAGATAAGATGAATGAGATAGGAAGCACAAGATATGGAAATGGCGGAACAATAATTCCCAATATGGAAAGAAAAATGGCCGCCGAGAATGCTATAGCAGCCATTAAGAAAAGTCTTTCCGATACACAGCTAAGTTATGGAATAGTGAGAGACATTTTACAGATAGCGGATGAAATAGCATATTATAGTCCGTTACAATAATATTTCCACAATGTCCTTTTTGACGATTCATTAATTTCGCTAACTTATTGAGAAGGAGGTGGAGCAAATGTATAAGGTAAAAAAATATATCAACGGTCAACCGGTAATATCATTTTCTTTGCCTTTCCCCGATTGGTACTTACTTGAACAGTCAGAGTTTTGGCATCGCTTGGATAGGTATCTGGAAGCATGTCAAAATACAAGTAGCCAGATGTCCCTGCAAGAGAAGATAGATTTATTGGAAGGGAAATAGAAAAATCTTCTTTTCGGCTGACTATTTTCCCACCAATTCTACGTTCATGTTCACAAACAGAAATTGATTGATACAGACAAGGATAGCTGACGCCATCATATATGGCAGAGATTCCGGTTATTGATAATGATAGCCTAGAATGATTTTCAAAAGATGCATAAATTAAAAGTTGGTTATTTTTGTAATGGTACATGTGGAGGCGCATAGAAAAATTTACTCTTTGAAAAATTGCAGCAGAAATCAGGGTGTATATTGTACCGATTGAGCCAATGGTAGCAAGAATAAATGTGATGTTTTCTTTGGTGAAAAAGTAATTAAATTCCATTTTCTATATTTCCTTTCATCATTTGTTAGGAGGATTATACCACGAAATATATAGAAACAGAAGGGAGATGAATAGATGACAAGGGGAGTCATTAGCAGGAGTGCAGAGCTGCTCCAGAAACGCTGTGATAATTTAGCTGGCTTAATCGACGGCGAGATGCGGCGTTATCATTTAGATAATAATACCCTGGCGAATAAAAGTTTGATAGCTTCGCGGACGTTGTATGACAAGCGAGAGCATCCAGAAAAATTCCGGTTGGATGAGCTTTACCGGGTAATGGATGTGCTTGGAATGAAAATGATATTTGTGAGAAGGGAGGGACCAGATGAGTGATACGAAAGATAATCGACATGCTGTCCGGCGCGGTCATTTTGGCCAGTACGATCGCAGTGATACCGGTAGCCATTTGTAATCCGTATGGCTTGCCATTTTGCATCTGGGTGATAGCGATATTTCTATCCGGATTGTGGCAGCTGTTCCGGTATCAGACAGATGACGGACCGGTCAGCAGCGACGAATACCGGGAACCAGTCAGCAGCGACGAATACCGGGAACCAGTCAGCAGCGACGAATACCGGGGACCAGTCAGCAGCGACGAATACCGGGAACCAGTCAGCAGCGACGAATACCGGGAACCGGTCAGCAGCCACGAATACCGGGAACCGGTCAGCAGCGACAGTTACAGGAAAAGAGAGCGTTGCTATGGCTGTTGGCTGTGATAGTAAGGCGAAAGGAGCTTTAGGATGCTATCTGGTGCTGTCGGAATGGAAGCGCATTGATGGAGAATATCACATTGTTGATGTACAGTCAGCAAAAGTGGATGGAGAGACCATTAAACCGGATACTTTTTATAAATTGATAGACGGAAAATTTGTGGAGGTAGAATAAGGAGAAAGTAAATGATTAAAGCAGATAAAGAAAGTGTGAAAATCAGTGGAGATCTAACGGAAATCACGGATCAGTTTGTTGCAATTGCAAAAGGTGTACGAGAAGTACTTGAAAATGCTTTTGGTGGAATGCTGGCGAGCAAAGCGATGGATGCGATATACGAGTTATCAAAATTCACGGATGAAGAACTTGAAACCAGACAAGGGGAAGAGATCGCAGAAACCATATTAAAGAATTTACAGAGGGAGGATAATTAACATGCAGATTCACGTAACATTTGATTCATTAGAGGAAATGAAAGAGTTTATTGACAAAACCTATGTAGCGACACCAGAGGTGCCGTCGGGGAGCCCTGCAACAGAGCCATCGGTTCAAGCGCCGCAGCAGGCCCCGGTTCCGCCAGTAGTTCCGGTACAGACGCAGGCAGCTCCGCCGGTGCAGCAGGCTCCAGCTGCCGCGGTACCGACTTCAGCAACTACATATTCTATGGATGATCTTGCGCGGGCAGGAATGGCGCTGATGAACAGCGGGCATCAAGCTGAGCTTCAACAGCTCCTGGTACAGTTTGGCGTGAATTCTCTCCCAGAGCTGCCGGTGGAACAATACGGTGCTTTTGCCACGGCTCTGCGCGGATTGGGGGCTCAGATATGAATCATGAAGGGCGTAAGCATGCAGTGTTGAGCGCTTCCGCGGCGCATCGATGGCTGATGTGCCCGCCGAGTGCCCGGCTGGAAGAACAGTTTCCGGATACGGCATCAGAGTCAGCGGCGGAAGGGACTCTGGCCCATGAGCTTGCCGAAATAAAGGTGCGGCACTATTTTTACACCGTGGACTTTGGGCGACAGAAGTATACCCGGCGGCTGAATAAGTTCAAGAAAGAAGCTCTGTGGCAGGATGAGATGGACCGGTATACAGATGAATATCTGGACTATATCAAACAGACAGCGCTCTCTTTAGAGTCCGCCCCATATGCGGTCATTGAAATGCGGGTGGATTACAGCGCTTATGTGCCGGACGGATTTGGGACAGCTGACTGTATCCTGATCAGCGGGGAAACGCTTCACGTCATTGATTTTAAATATGGCAAAGGCGTAATGATATCCGCCGAGGAAAACGCCCAGTTATCTTTATACGCTCTTGGTGCTTATGAGGCTTATAAGATGCTTTATCCGATCAAGCACATCCGCATGTCGATCGTACAGCCGAGACTGGACAACATCTCCGAATGGGAGTATACCGTTGAAGCGTTGTTAAAGTGGGGCGAGTATGTCAGAGAGAGGGCAGCGCTTGCCTGGAAGGGCGAAGGCGATTATGCGCCGGGAACGGACACCTGCCGATTCTGCCGGGCAAAAGCGAGATGCCGGGCACGTTCGGATCACAATGTCAAAAAGGCATTTGATATCGGGGAACTCCCGCCGCTCATCAGTGCAGTGGAAGCCGGAAAGCGGCTGGCTGAGCTTGAGGACGTAGTAAAGTACCAGAAGGATCTACAGGAGTGGGCGTTATCGGAATGTCTGGCCGGAGGTGATGTGCCGGGATGGAAAGCAGTAGAAGGACGGGGTTCACGGGATTGGACAGACATGGACAAGGCTTTTGAAATGCTGCAGGAACAAGGCGTAGACAGAGCCATGCTCTGGGAAGAACGGCCGTTGACATTGGCCCAAGTTGAAAAAGTTGTTGGTAAAAAAGAATTTAATGGGCTGGTGGGCGATATGGTCGTTAAGCGGCCTGGAAAGCCGGCCTTAGTGAGGTCATCGGATAAAAGGCCGGCGATTACGAATAAAGTATCAGCTGCAGAAGCTTTTGCTCCGAGCGGCGTAGACCAGTGAGAAAGAGAGGAAGATCATTATGGATAATATTTGCAATGTGACTACAGGAGAAGTGAGATTGAGTTATGTACATCTGTTCAAACCATACGCAGCAATGCAGGGACAGGAGGAAAAGTTCAGTGCTACGGTCTTAGTGCCGAAGACGGACACGGCGACGATGGGGCGCATTAATGCGGCGATCGAAGCGGCTAAGCAGCGCGGCGTGACCGAGAAATGGAATGGTCAGTGCCCACCGATGGTCCCGACACCGGTCTATGACGGAGATGGTGTGCGGCCATCGGACGGGATGCCTTTTGGACCGGAGTGTAAAGGACATTGGGTGTTCACAGCCAGTGCAAAAGTAGATTATCCGCCGGAAATCGTAGATAAAGTAGGAAATCCGATCATCAATCAGTCCGAAGTTTACAGTGGGATCTATGGCCGGGTAAATGTGACGTTTTATCCCTATTCTTTCGGTGGTAAAAAAGGTATCGGGTGCGGACTCGGGCCGGTGCAGAAGCTTAAAGACGGCGAAGTTTTAGGCGGCGGGCATGTATCTGCAGCACAGGCATTCGGGGCGCCTCAGCAGCCTGCAGCTCAGAACTATGCGGCCGGCGCGGGAATGCCACAACAGCCTGTATCTGGAATCAATCCCATTACAGGACTTCCATTTTAAGAGATAAGGGGCTTTAGGCCCCTTTGTTTAATAGGTGATAACAATGGTAATCAGACATCTGAGTATAGATATTGAAACAAAGAGCAGCGCCGATATTGGAAAGACAGGACTTTACCGATATGCCCAGGATAAAGATTTTGGGATACTTTTATTCGCTTATCAAATGGATGACTCTCCAGTGGAGATCGTTGACCTGGCGTGTGGCGAAAAAATACCTGAGTTTATCAAAGCATGTTTATCGAATCCATATGTGCAAAAACATGCATATAACGCGGCTTTCGAGTGGTATTGCCTGAATCAGGCCGGATATGAGACGCCATTGGAGCAGTGGCGGTGTACGATGGCTCACGGCCTGTATTGCGGGTATACGGCCGGATTGGATGCCACGGGCAAGGCCATCGGGCTCCCACAAGATAAACAAAAGCTGTCTGTGGGCAAGGCCCTTATCCGGTATTTTTGTGTACCGTGTAAACCGACAAAAACAAACGGCGGGCGGACGTGGAATCTTCCAAAGCATGCACCTGAAAAATGGACGTTGTTTAAGGAGTATTGTAAGCAAGATGTCGTCACGGAGCATGAGATATTGCAGCGGCTTTCCCTGTTCCCGATGCCGGAAGATGAAGTCCGGCTCTGGCAGATGGATGTCCGGATGAATGCTTACGGCGTGCGTGTCGATAAAGAACTGATATCCGGAGCCCTTATAGTGGACGCCATAAGTTCCCAGAGACTCATCGACGAAGCTTACCAGCTCACCGGTCTGCCAAATCCGAACAGCACGGCACAGCTTCTTGCGTGGCTCAAGGATTCTGGTCTGGATATTCCAAATCTCCAGAAGGCCACTGTAGAAGAAGTGTTAAAAAACAATATATCCAGCGGGCCACGAAGAGTGCTTGAGATACGCCAACAGCTTGGGAAGACTTCAATTAAGAAGTATGTGGCAATGGAAACGGCCAAAGGCGATGACGATCGCGTACGGGGACTTACCCAGTATTATGGGGCCAACCGGACGGGCCGGTGGGCCGGACGTTTAGTGCAGATGCAGAACCTTCCCAGAAATTATATAAAAACATTGGATGACGCCAGAAATCTTGTAAAGGCGAAAAACTATGAAGGGATAAGGATTTTGTACGGGAATGTTCCGGATACACTTTCTCAGTTGATCCGGACAGCCTTCATACCATCAGAAAACCACAAGTTTGTCGTGGCGGATTTTTCAGCGATTGAAGCCCGTGTTATCGCCTGGCTGGCCGGGGAACAGTGGGTGAATGAAGTGTTTGCAACGCATGGGAAAATTTATGAAGCGACGGCATCGCAGATGTTCCATGTCCCGGTAGAAAAGATAAGTAAGGGAAATCCAGAATACAGCTTACGTCAAAAAGGTAAGGTGGCAACACTCGCATTAGGTTATCAGGGCGGTGTCAATGCCCTGATAGCAATGGGCGCGCTCAGCATGGGACTTACGGAAGAAGAGCTTCCGGATATCGTCCACCGGTGGCGGAGTGCAAATCGGCGTATCTGTGACCTGTGGTATAAGATCGAACAGGCAGCGCTTGCGGTGATGCAGACGGCGCAGCCTCAGGCGATCAACGGCCTCATATTTTCACTGGAAGGGGATATGATCTATGGTCAGTGTTTCCTGACAGTACGGCTCCCGAGCGGCCGAAAGCTTTTTTACCCGAGACCGTTCTTGCAGGAAAACCAGTTTGGGAAAATGGCTGTTCATTATTATTCTGTCGGACAGCAGACGCGCAAATGGGGGATTGCCTCCACCTATGGCGGCAAAATGACGGAAAATATCGTCCAGGCTATTGCCAGAGACTGCCTGGCTGAAACATTAAAACGGATCGACGATAAAGGGTTACAGGTGGTCTTTCACGTCCACGATGAGGTTATCGTCGATGCACCGATGGATGTGACCGTGGATGCGCTGTGTGATCTGATGGCACAGCCGATATCCTGGGCGCCGGGGCTCATATTAAAAGGGGCCGGATTTGAAAGCACGTATTATATGAAAGATTAGCAGGGGGGTATAGGATTGCAGAATAACAGAAAACTCACGATCAGCATCGGCGGGAGCCGGAAGGCTACACACTGGCCGAAAAGTTCTATCCTCTGGTCGGAATTCGTCGACAGGCTAAGGACTCCGGTACGGAGCAGTGAGACCATGCAGGAATATCTGTCAGCCGGAAAGGCGCGGCAGGCAGAGCTCAAGGATGTTGGCGGATTTGTCGGCGGAACATTTAAAAACGACCGGCGCAAGGCGGCTTATGCCGAAGGGCGGGATCTGGTCACATTGGACCTGGATAATATACCGGCTGGAGGTGCGGAAGATATCTTAAAACGGGTATCTGGTCTCGGCTGTGCCGCGGTGGTCTACAGTACCAGGAAGCACACAGGTTATGCGCCGAGGCTGAGGGTCATCATCCCTTTAGATGAGACGGCGGCCCCAGACGAGTATGAGCCGGCTGCAAGAAAGCTTGCGTCACTCATCGGCATACAGTTCTGTGACCCAACGACATTTGATATATCACGGCTCATGTATTGGGCAAGCTGTTGTTCAGATGGGGAATATATCTACAAGGTATATGACAATCCCTTCTGTAGTCTACAAGGTCTCCTGGATATGTACGGTGATTGGACAGACGTATCCCAGTGGCCGCAAGTGCCGGGAGTGGAAGCTATTGAGAGACGGCGCCTGGCAAAGCAGGAAGACCCAACGGCCAAACGGGGCGTTATCGGTGCATTCTGCCGTACATATACCATCACACAGGCTATGGATAAGTTTATCCCGGGAATGTATGAAGAGACGGCAGTGGCAGGACGATACACTTATACCGGCGGAACTACACAGGGCGGAGCTATCATCTATGACGGCGATATGTTTCTTTATAGCCATCATGCCACGGATCCATGTTCAGGGCTTCTTGTCAATGCGTTTGATCTGGTACGCCTGCATAAATACGGTGACCAGGATAAGGATGCCAAAGAAGGGACACCAGTCAACAAGCTGCCTTCTTTTATGGCGATGAGCCGTCTGGCATTAGACGATGCGCAGGTGTCAGATCGAATGTCCGAGGAACGTTTTACGCAGGCAAAAGAAGCCTTTAGATCAGCCTCAGAGACAGCAGGATCAACGGAAGACGACTATGATCTTAGCTGGCTCGTCCGGCTCACAAAAGATGCCAATGGCCGGTATGAGAAAACGATCAACAATGCGGTCATCGTTCTTGAGAATGACCCGCTGCTTAAAGGGAAGATCGTCACCGACGAATTTGCCAGCTGCGGTATGACCCTTGGCAGGCTCCCATGGGATAACCGGGATGAGAAACGCCGGTGGAAGGACGTAGATGATGCTGGATTTTATCGGTATATGGAAACTTTCTATGGCCTTACAGGAAGGGAAAAGCTAGATAATGCCCTGATGCTCGTCAGCGCTCAGAACCGTATCAATGACGTAAAACGCTACCTTCAGAGCGTCCGGTGGGACGGGATCAAACGTTTGGACACACTGTTATCCGATTATCTCGGGGCAGAGGATACACCCTACACTCGCGCTGTCATACGGAAGTCTTTATGCGCGGCTGTAGCGCGGGCGATTACCGGTGGCGTAAAGTATGATTATATGCCCATCTTTGTCGGCCCCCAGGGTATCGGTAAAAGTACTTTTCTGAGTATCCTCGGCGGGGAGTGGTTCTCGGACTCCCTGACGACCTTTGAGGGAAAAGAGGCCGCTGAACTCATTCAGGGAACGTGGATTAATGAAGTGGGTGAATTGACGGCATTCACGAAGCAGGAGACTCAGGTCATCAAACAGTTTTTGAGTAAGACAGATGATATCTACCGGGCGGCTTACGGGCGCCGGACAGAGAGATATCCGCGGCGGTGCGTGTTCTTTGGTACCAGCAATGACACAGAATTTCTTAAAGACACCACGGGGAACCGCCGATTCTGGCCAGTAGATGTCGGCGTATACCCGGCGAAAAAATCTATCTGGGAACAGCTGCCGAAGGAATTGGACCTGATATGGGCGGAAGCATATATGTATTGGCAGTTCGGGGAAAAGCTGTTCCTGCCAAAAGAGATTGAAATCTTAGCGGAGGCCGCACAGGAAGAACATAAAGAGCTTTCGGGAAAAGAAGGGATTATTATTGATTTCCTGGAGAAGGAAATCCCCGATAACTGGGAGGATATGAGCCTGATGGACCGAAGGACCTTTTTGAATGGAAATATGCGCGTGCCAGAAGGAAAGACGCTGGTAAGGAGGGAGAAGACGTGCGCAGCAGAAATATGGGCGGAATGCTTTGGAGGCGACCCGAGGTACATGAACAAAAGAGACAGCCGTGAGATCAACCAGGTCTTGTCCGGGATCAAAGGGTGGCAGAAAACGCGGACGCCAAGGAAATACCGTCTGTATGGTTCCCAAAGAGGGTTCGAGAGAATGACTACAAACGAAAAGACTACAAATGAAATCAGGCGATAATGTAGTTTTGGGAAAAACTACATTTCTACAATAAGACTACAAGTATTGTAGTAGCCCGGAAACCGCATAAATCCAATAAAAACTAAAGACTAACTACATAACTACATTTTTTATATATGAATAAAAAAATAAATAATAATAGATATACCTAATACCGCCTGACCCGCCTAATATATACACACATACACGTGTGTGTGGCGGATGTAGCGGAATGTAGTGCAGAGGGGGAGTGAAAAATGCAGGAAAAAGAGATTGAGAAGATTTTGGTGGCCGAGGTGAAAAAATTGGGCGGCCGGGCCTATAAGTGGGTGAGTCCAGGGAATGACGGAGTGCCGGACCGCATCGTAGTATTCCCGAACAGGAAGCCGATATTTGTGGAGCTTAAGGCCGATAACGGAAAACTAAGCGCCTTGCAGAAGGTCCAGATTGACCGTCTGAAAAGCCTTGGACAGCATGTCGAGGTCGTGAAAGGGATCGACGGCCTGAGCCAGTTTTTTCAGGATAACGGGTACGAAGAAATCAGCAAGGCGCTGGATTGCAGGTATGAACTTTGAGAGGTGATGTCAGATGCTATTCAGGCCGCATGCTTATCAGCAGCATTGCATTGATCGGATTATTGAGATAAAAAAAATCGGATTGTTTTTGGATATGGGTCTCGGAAAAACAGTTATCACACTGACGGCCATCCGGGAATTGATGTATAACCGGTTTGAGGTCCGAAGGGTTCTTGTCATCGCCCCTAAGAAAGTGGCGGAGGGAACTTGGACGAAGGAGAAAGATAAATGGGAGCATACGAAAATCTTAAGGGTATCACCAGTGCTTGGCAGCCAGGCAAAACGGATACGGGCGTTGAACACACCGGCAGATATCTATATCATCAATCGTGAAAATGTTTCCTGGCTGGTGGATTATTACCGGAACAGCTGGCCGTTCGATATGGTGGTCATCGATGAGTCCAGCAGTTTTAAGAGCCACAAGGCGAAGCGGTTCAAATCCTTAGCCAGTATAGGGAACCATATCGTCCGTCTGGTGGAACTGACCGGGACGCCGTCACCAAACGGACTCAATGATCTGTGGTCCCAGGTATTCCTGCTGGATGGCGGAGAACGGCTTGGAAAGAGATACACCCAGTTCCGGGAACGATATTTTGACCCGGGAGACCGGGGAAACAACATCGTGTATAATTACAAGGCCAAGCCTGGAAGTGAAGACAGTATCCTGGCGAAGATATCGGATATCTGCGTCAGCATGAAAGCGGAAGACTATCTGCAGCTTCCGGATATCATCTATCATCAGGTACCGGTCATCTTAGATGCGAAGGCGGAGAAGGCTTACAGAGAGCTGGAACGGAAAATGGTCCTGGAGCTTCCTGAGGATGAAACGGACATCAGCGTGACCAGTGCGGCGGCATTGAGCAATAAATTGTTACAGCTGGCCAACGGAGCGTTATATGATGATGGCCATGAGGCACACGAAGTCCATGGCTGTAAGCTTGAGGCGTTTGTGGAGCTGATTGAGTCTCTTCAAGGGAAACCAGCACTGGTGTTTTATAATTTTCAGCACGACCGGGAACGGCTCCTGAAGGTTTTGGAGAAATCCGGGTTACGCATCCGGGAGCTAAAGACGATACAGGATGAGGATGACTGGAATGACCGGAAGGTCGATGTGCTTCTGACGCATCCGGCCAGCAGTGCTTATGGCCTGAACCTCCAGCAAGGTGGGAATCATGTTATCTGGTTCGGGCTCACATGGAACTATGAGTTATATACCCAGGCGAATAAACGGCTGCACCGACAGGGGCAAACGGAAAAGGTCATCATCCATCATCTGGTGTGTTCCGGAACCAGGGATGAGGACGTGATGCAGGCCTTAGAGAGAAAAGATGATGTGCAGAACTGGGTGATGAAAAGCCTCAAAGCAAGGATAAAAGCGATCAGGGAGGGATTATGATAGACGTAAAAAAAATGGTTGAGAGATATTATAACTGCCATCTTGGGGAGTATCCCCAGTGCGAAGGGTGCGGCGAAAAGATCAGAGAACAGGATGCATTGGGCGTGGAGTATGTGAAGACGAAACGGAAAACGGAGATGTTTATACATAAAGCTTGTGTCTGTAAAGTGTGGCACAGATAGTTGGGAGGAATCACGATGGAGAGATTAACATCAAGAGATAGTAAAGGGAATTTGTGCTTATGCAACAAAGAGGTTTATGGCAATAATCAGGATATCTATAATGCGATAGCGGTTTTGGAAGACTACGAAAATACCGGCATCACACCAGATCAGCTCCAGGTCATCGAAGAAGAATACTCCAAGATGGCAAAGGAACTTGCAGAGTTGCGGCAGCAGAATCGGTGGATTCCGGTGAGTGAAGGATTGCCGGAAGATGGGACTTATATTTGCACACTTGATGGAGAACTTTGTGGGATAGATGAGCCATTTACCGGGATGTGTGGAATAGAAAATGGAGTGTGGGATGAGCCGAATTGCGTCATTGCTTGGAGACTATTACCGGAACCATATAAGGAGTGAGACCAATGCTTGATACAACAATAACAGCATCACGGACGGCAACAGAGTGTGACCGGTGCGATGCAGAGTACAAGAAGGAGAATGGTTGTAGCGTGGGAAGAACCAGTACAGAGGTTATGGCCTGCCGGGTGGAGCACAGCAACTGGCGGCAGAAGGATATGGATAGGTTTATGCGGAGGGTGTGATATAAGTGGTGTCAGAAAATATAAAGGCTTTCCTTGATTTCGTGGATGAGAGCAGAAAAGTTTATACATACGCTTTGGACAACATGCACCGAGAAGAGAAAAAGCTACAGGATTTCCTTCATGCCATAGAATTTGAATCTTCGGCCAAAGAACGAAGTAAGATCTGTACAAAGCTTCATAGGAGCCGGAAAGCTCGAAGAGATTACAAAGATATGGTTGAGGAATACGAAGAGATTGTCAAGTTTTTTCAGGATCCGCAGCACAAAAAGACGCTGGACCAGATGACAAATCTTTTGGGGCGAGTAAGAAAAGTGGAAAAATATCATCGTGAACGGCAGTATTTTCCACGGGTGAAGGAGGATTGAGATTGAAGGAAGTCAAGGGTAAAGCAACAAATGTCGCCTATGAGAAGTTGGCAAATGGCATAATCCTGAAAGCTGTAGACGATTATCGGATTGCATTACGGATGCTGAAAAAGAAACCTAGGGATTCAGATGCCAGAGGAATGAAGATGAGTGTTGAAAGATTCTTCAGATCGGATTGGTTCGCATTACTGACGGACATCGACGGTGAGATGTTGATTTGGAAGCTGAGGGAGGAAGTAAAGTGACAGCAAAGGAATATTTACAGGAGATTCGGAAATTTGACCGATACATAGAGCAGAAACAAATTGAATATGATTCCTTGTATAGATTACGTGGCGGCGCCGGCGGCATTGATTATTCAAAGGACAAGGTCCAGACAAGCCCAGATGGTCAGGGATTTACCCGGATTTCAGACAGGTTGGTTGATTTACAGAGTGAGATTAATGAGGCCGTTGACCGATTTTGCCAGATGAAACATGAACGGATAGACCAGATTCAGCAGCTGTCAAAAGCTGAGTATTCGGAAATTCTGTTTAAACGGTATGTAGAGTATAAGAGCTTGGAGAGGATTGCTTTCGAGATGAATTATTCATACAAGTATACTTGTAATATTCATGGTGGTGCTTTGAATGAGTTTTTTGACGCATATCTGAAAGATGTGGAATAATGTGGAAAATTTTTAAAAAAAGTTTGATAAAATGATAGTGTGGTTTTCTGATAAAGATTCATTGAATGTATCTCCTTAAAAGATTAATGTTGCGTCTGCCAGAGTGTCACAGCCTGGCGGATGATTCGGAAGTTATGTATCATGGCAGATACTACGGTGAGGTGCACTAATAATCCGTGAGGTCGGTTCGATTCCGGCACTTCCGATTTCTCTACAAAGAGAACTACCCATATACATTTTTTTAAAACGTCCTGTAGAAATATGGGGCGTTTTTGTTTGGAGAAAAGATATGTTTGATTATCATGGAGGAAAGTGGAAGAAAAAAAGGAAAACGATACTTAGACTGGATGGGTACAAATGTCGAGTGGCCGCAATGTATGGAAGGACTGAAGCGGCTGACACAGTACATCATATTTATCCAGTAGATGAATTTCCGGAATATGCTTGGTGTGATTGGAACTTGATTAGTGTTTCGTCGGCCAGTCACAACAAATTGGAGAACCGGAAAACAGGAGAGCTTACGAAGTTGGGGAGACAGTTAATGGAACGAACTGTACCGGGAATAGATTGGAGGAAAAAGCGTAATGGATGAAATCTATTGGGCGGATTTTAGACCGGCAGCAGTCGACATTGGCGGCACGATGCATGATTTGAAGCCCCCCCCTACCTGATGCGGAGAATAATTTTTAATTTCTACA